TTTCATTATGCGAGGTCTCCGTGTGCTGTAAAGCGTGTAACTGCCTCGTCATACTGAGTTCCAGCATTACTTGCCCGTGTTTCCAAGTCCTGACTACCTGCTGCTGGTGTATTTAAACGAACAAACCCATTAGAATTACTTGAACCAGCACCGCCAGATGCACTGTAACTTATGCTGTTAAAAACATTACTAAAACTAGGCGTGTAACTTCCAGTGCCATTGTCTACGACACCACTTATATTAAAACTGTCTCGTATAGCAACAGTATCAGTTCCTTTGTAAGACAACCAAGCCTTTGCCGCATGTTGTTTTGTCAACGCAACAGGACCAGTACCAGCCTTATCTGCAATAGTATCTACATTCAATACACTGGTCATACGATACTCCAATATCCGTTAACGGTAACGGTAGCAGACTGTGTTATAGGACCAGCCGACACGCCATTCTCATCGCTGTCAATCGTAATGTCTGCGCTGATGGTCTGACCATTCAAGCGGATGATGCTGTTATTGCCTTTGAATGGGTAACGTGTATCTGATTGTGACTTTGTGTAGCTATCTGCTACAGAGAAAGCGTCATACACAACCATCTCAACTACGTCATTCAGACTTGCGCCTGTGACCAGCACGACTGTTGTACCTGTCGTAGCTGTATAGTCTGTACCGGGCTTGAGTAGGACACCATTTTGATACACGTCCATGTACAGGCTGTCTGTGTATGTCAGTGTTTTACTGTCTGCATCAGAGCCACTAAAGGATGTTTGACTAGCAGTCGCTTGATATACAAAACGATTGCGAACACCGAACTCTGGGGATTTACCTATGTATGGCATTAATCTGCATCCTTTATTGTAAGCGTACCTGCTGCTACTTGGCGTAGGATTTCTGCGTATTCTGTGTTTCCTGCCGCCAATGGGACAGACACATGACTTCCATCAAACACACAATTAATACAGGTGTTTTCACCCGTGATAGGGTCTAAACCATACTTGGCGTTTGTTATTGTCGCTGGCGTAAACATTATTACAACTCCGATTTAAACGCTATATATGCACTGGCACTATTATTACTAATAAGTTCCCCTGCATTTCCTGCTGCAAAATTTCCTGTTGAAACTGATATTAAATTTGCAACATTTTTATCACTGCCAAGTGCGTTCACAAGGGGTACAGAACTACAAGTGTGAACAATGCCAGCTTCATATACAGCATAATTGCTGGCTGTTCCTGTGGTTTCTATGGTTGGTGTGTCTCTCATTTGAACAGGAAGCTCAACCACACCATTACAATTGTTTGCACTATCACATTGACCCAATGTATATCGTGCATATGCTGATGATCCGCCCATTCTAAAATAATACCTCTGACACTTAGCTAACGTAGTTCCGTAATTCTCATGCTCAAAATCTGATGCGTTTTCTCCAATTTCAAGCTGTACGCCAGTAAGAAAAAAGTTACCTGTTTGTCCAGCAAGGTTAACTTGGTCACTGAACATAAAATCATCTGTTGCAGTATAAGCACCCCAGCCAGTGTGAGGAGTGCCGTGAAAATCTGACCCACCAGCCAAAGGCCAGAACAAATATATTTCAGGACTGTTATCATTTGCTATATTGCCAGATGTATCTCCATCAATAGTAATCGTCTTGTATTCCCATGTGTTTGCAGATGAAATTGTATAACTTTGTAAGTTAGAACGAGCAGGTGTTGACTGATAAAAAGTTACTGAGTGCTTTCCAGCTAAAGGTGACTTAACCCAGAAAGATAACGTAAGACTTTTTGCAGACGATGTACCGTAGCATAAATGTTGAATATTTTGACCCTCAAATCTAGTATCAAAATACAGCAATTCGTCTGCTGCAATCGCGCTTTCTGCTGTTGTAATTGCAAGTTTTAAAGAATGTGCAAAGCCATTGCCAGAAGGGTTATCTGTGTCTTGAGTTATAGCTATAACCAATTCGTCAAAATTAGATTTTGCAATATTAAACCTGTCAACAGTGTAACCAGTTGCAGTGGTCGTTTGATTTCTCTGGTCAACAGTCATTGCACCGTTGATGACGAGATTTCTACTACCGTTTACAAAGCCTTGTCCTGCTGGTCTTAATTTTGTCAGAGCCATCTACTTATCCTTATGCGTAAGGGCTGTCACCCAACACAGATGTATCCCAAGCTGCTTTTAGCTTTGCAATTGTGTCTGCGCTAGTAATTGCAGAAGCAGCAGGTGCATCACGCAGTGCTTTCTTCTTGTTTACAGAAGCAGTCTTTGCATCTGCATCGTCAGCCTCTAGTGCTTTCATGTACACGACATCCTCTGCATCAAGCAGTGGCGCACGTACTTCACGAATTTTATCCTTAAAGATAACTTTGGCTGCAGTCATATCCTCTGATATAACCTTGCCATCCAATGACCATGCACCACGAAAGTGACGGTCAGAAGGGACAGTTGCAGTTGAAGCATCAATCTGATTCCCGTCCTTGTCTACGATGTATGTTGTTGGTGCCATTAGGTTTCTCCTTATGCGGCTAATTCAGTGACGCTAAGTTCCTCAGTTATCTTCCAAGCATTGCGCCACTCACGTGTGCTTGGTAACTGTTCTTTACGGCATATAACCATCTTTGGTTTGTTGCCCTCATTCCAATTGCGCCACACATGCTGGGGGCAATCTTTCATAATCAAGTATTCTATTGCTTGCTCTTCTGTCATCGCCTCTACAGGCTTTGTGTTATGTAGCAAGTGTCCTCTGGTATGCTTTACAAAGTCAGGCTTGGCCTCATCTTTAGCCAGTTCCCAGTATACCTGCACGGGTGGTAGGATGCCGCCCTGCAAAGCGCAAGCCATCCAATTCGGGTCAGGAACCAATATCTTTGCACATTCGTCAATGCTATCCTCGTACACTACACGGTAGTCAGACTGTACACCGTCTAGGTTTTCCTTTGCCCAGCATAGTCTGTCAAACAGGTGTGTCCCTTGAAATTCTGGTGTCTGCATTATGCAAGGTCTCCGTTAAATGTAATATTTAAATCATTTACGTCATTAGCATTATGAGAATTGTCAAATGTTAATATTTTCCCAAGACTTGATGTTCTAGAACCCTCACTACTTTGACAATGTTTAGCATTTCCACAAGTTGTTAGAGCAATGTAAAGAGATGAACTCATACTGCTAGTAAGACTAAGCGAAAAATCTCCTGTTCCGTTATCGGTTACACTGCTAGAATTAAAACCTTCATCAATAACAGCATCCGTATCAAACTTAGCCCAAGCCTTCGCACTACCTTTAACAACATACTGCGTATCAAGTGACCCAGCGGTGCTGTGTTCTAGGGTATCTGCTTTTATCTTTCCTAGTGCCATTATGCTAGGTCTCCAAACGTATTAACTGAAGTATCTTCCCATTCAGACAAAGTGCCACCACTGGCTCCATATAAACAGGTAAATTTAAAAGAACCAGTAGTCCAGTAGTATCCTCTAATCATAACTAGAGAAGAACTAGCTGAATTATTACTGTTTCCTAAACTTCCTGAGACAGTAAAATCATCGTTACTATAGTCGTTGGCAATATTCATAGTCATATTACCATTTGAATTATCTGTGTATGACGTTACGTTTAAACTATTTTTAATCGTAGAAGTAGTAGTAGGGTCTAATAACATCCAACTTTTATTTAACCCCTGCTGCAAGTTAGTAGTCGTGCTATTACCTTCACCTGTTACAAGGATAGACCCAGCGGTGCTTGTGCCAGTGAGTTTGTTTACTAGTATCTCACTCATGCTAGGTCTCCCGCACTTTCAACAGAATTGTATTTGTAATCAAATGGGGCATTGCTACTAGCGTTAGTATACACTGATACCACCTCTATTGAACTTGTAAGAATGTCTGACTCATTAACAGGATTAATACCCAGAGAGTAAATTGTTAAATCATTTACATTGCCAATGCCACTATTATGCGTTCTTCCTTTTGCAGTAGCAAAATTATTGGTGTAGCTTAATCGCTGTTGACCTGTATCAATGTCGGTAAAACTACTATTGTTAAGACTATCATAAGCAACACCCGAACCACTTGTTAAATCATAAGCGGCAAAATGTTTCATTGTTCCTATCTTAGTCAGCGTAACTGGACCACCGCCTGTACTCTGAATGGTATCTGCTTTTAATGTACTCATAGCGTCACCAATGTCCCACCGCTTTCAACGGTTAATGTAACACCAGAAGCCACAGTAAACGGACCAGTTACGTTGGCGTTCTCTGTAGCTAGGATGGTTGTATTTGCTGTAAGGGATTGTGCGTTAGTACGAAACAAACCACCAGCTTTGAAGTTACCTTTGTTCTCAGCGGGTGGTGTGATTGTACCAGCTTGGGGTGCTAGGTAATTTACAAAGATGTTACCTGTTCCAGAAGAAGGAGCAGCAGTAAATGTAAGTGTGGTTCCATCAGGAATAGTGTAGGCTGCTGTGTCCTGCACAACGCCATCAACTGACACCAGAACGTCCTGCACTGAGGATACTGTTGTAGTCAATGTAAATGTGGTATCGCTACCATCACCATTAAAGCGTTGCACAGCTTTAGTAGCTTGATAGGAACCCGGAACTTTCTGACCAATATACGGCATACTCTATTCCTTATGAACTAATTGTGTCAACTACAGAGACCCAAACATCTGCGCTTGATGCAGTATCACTCTTTACGTTGAGTATATCGCCAGACTGTAGTACAACCTTTGCACCGCCATCCAAGACCTGCAGGGCTGAACCTACTGGAATTGGGGCATCTTTAATGATATAATAGTCATCAGTAGCACCTGCGCCAGTGATGTACACATCCATTAAGATTTGTGAGGTTGTAACATTAGCAATATTGATACCGATAAGAGCATCGTCGGAGTTAGCGGTTCGTAAAACGACTTCGCTCGTGCCAACATTCCGTGCAATGTTTCTTTCAAAATCCTGTGCCATTTCGTCTCCTCTGTATAGTATACAGTATTAATGTTTTGCAGTCAAGGTTATAATGCAATTGCCATTGCGACTGCAAAGCCAGCGGTTGCTCCCGACGCTGGTAAGTTAGTTAACTGGGAACCGTCCACTGCTGGTAATCTGGCTGACCCATCCAAAACCACAGTATTTCCAGCAGAAGTTCCTGTATCGGTAACTGCTGCAGTTCCCAGTCCTAGTGAAGTACGTGCGGTTCCGGCAGTCTCTAAAACAAAGTTGGAACCATCACCTACAATGAAACCACCATCTGTGACTGCTAGTCCAGCTACGTCTTGTAACTGTTGGTCTAATCTAGCATTAGCAATTGTACCTGTAAGCTGTGTAGCTACAATAGACTTGTTTGTGAGTGTCTGTGTAGCTGTAGTGCCTACGAGTTCTTGGCTGCTACCTGCAGGTAATGTCAGGGTATTTGTTACACCAGCAGAGTGTGGTTGTGGTTGAACTGTCTGTGCGTGGGCGTTACTGGACTCACAGTAAAACTTAACCTGCGAACGTGTCCCTGTGCCTGTGCGAATGTCTACAAGACCATCTGTTATTGTAACACCACCGGACGAACCGTTACCATCAATGTTAACTTTGCCTGAACCGTTGGGTAATATGTTAATATTGCCGTTGGATGCCGATACAATAT